GGACGGGATTGCTCCAAAGAAGTGGATGAACCGGGTCATTCGCAAAAGCGAAGACAAGTCTTGCGTCATTTGTCGCAGACGACTGGGGACGATAATGGAATTTCAGTCCCTTGATCCGGTATCTCACGAAAGCGGAAGCAATCAGGTCAAAGACGGGAGAGGTGAAGTTAACATTTGTCTTCGTTCCTCCTGTCAGGAGACCGGCTGGGCTAGTCAAGTTGAGCTGAGCGCTATTATAAACGTTCGAGGCATCAACAAGTGCTGCACCAGTAGCAGTGGGCGTGTCGGAGTTGATCTCAAAGATCGCCGCCATAGTCCGCATACCAAGCCCCCCCTTCGTTCCGTAGAAGGAGGTTTCCTGGCGGATGTCTGATGAGACACCGACAGGTGCGGCTTGCATGCGAGCCCCTGGTCCGTAGAGGGGGCTCATAAATTGTTTGTAGGAGGTCCTGGCGCGTTTATTCGCGCTGGACTTGTTCTTACTTCTCTTGTTGGTCATTTCTATACAATTATCGTGGACCCACCTCTGTATAAAGAGGTAGACTGTTCATGTTACTGGTAGAGAAAGGTAACGGCTCGATGCAAGCAGCTCAGCTTAACTGCTTTTGAAGCGCTTGCCCTCGGCACGCACATCAAGCGTTAGGGTGTGAATCCTCATTTACCCCTCTCGTAGACCCGTGCAGTCGTTCGAGAATTCCGACACACGGGAGGTACTGGCTCAGGCTATTCCTTAAGAGATGTCTTTTGTCTCTTGGGTTGTGCCTAAGTCACCTTCCCACCCCGTGAGGTCTTACTACGTAAGTCTTTACACCTTCACTGGAATTTGTCACCCGACCAGAGCAACAAATACAACCCGGGGGCTAACCGGCAGTGCGGAAACGTTCTAGGTCACCACTTTCGTGGCCCTGTAACACCCACTTATAGCCCTGAGAAATGCGCCTAATAGACGGCGTCACGGAAGACGACGGTTGCAACACCGAAGGTCATCGCTCTCCTTAAATAGGAGGTCGCATTTTCCTTCCGTTTTAACCAAT